AGGCAGTGCCGGGACGGTCGGCGCATCGGTGGGGTTCACGCCCACGGTTGCTTCCGGCAGAGCGGGGACCGGCGGGGCATCCGGGGGGGTCACCCCCCCGGCGCCAGGCCCGGGGCCCCCCCACGCCCCGAACCCCGCGCCCGCCGCCGGTAAGCCCGCCGCCGTGCGGAACCGCGTGGAGCGCAGCGACGACGGTGGGCACACATGGGCCATTATCACGGAAGACCTGCCCATGTCTGGCTCCCTGTCCGACTACGAGGCGCTAAGCCACGGCGCGGTGTCCTACCGGGTGACGGCCACGTCGGACCTCCCGTCGTCGTCCGTTGTCACCAAGGAGCTCCCGATCGAATCGTGGGCTATGTGGCTGGGTGGTGGGGAGAACTTTGGCCTAACGGTCCCCCTCCGGTGGGACCCGCTCCACTCCTGCAAGACCGGCCTCGTCAACCGGAAGATCCACCGCTTCGCGGGGCGGACCAAGGGCGTGGAGATGAGTAGCAAGCACCGGGAGAAGACCCTGAGTCTGTCCGCCGTGCTGACCGACGAGAACTGGGACCTGCTCCAGCGGCTGGAAGAGCTGTCCTACCTGCCCGCGCCATTCCTATACAGGGATCCCATGGGGCGGCGCGTGTACTGCTCCGTGCGCGACGTGTCGCTGGACCGCGCGCTGTCCGGGAAGTGGCAGGTTAAAATTGAGGTAGAGGAGGTGGACCGATGACCGACCGGCTTGATGGCGTGGAGAATGCGCTCTCAGAAATGATCCGGGAGAAGTATCCGGAGGGCGCCCTCGTCGGTGCGTGGATCGTCTCCTGCGAGGTGCTCACCACGGAGGCGAACGAGGATTCTCGTGCGCTGTGGTTCCTGGAGGGCCGGGGGTCCCTGATCACCCGTCGCGGCCTGATCGAGCTGTCTCGTGATGTGCTCGCGCGAACGGTGAAGGAGACCGACGAATGACGGCTCTTGACGGCCACCGCCAGGCGGACTATACGGTCACTCTGCTCGACTGGAGTGACCGTGTGGTGCGTCGTCTGGACGGTGTGACCGGAGGGAGCATCACCCTCAGCAACGCCACGCGCCTACGCGCCTCCGGGAGCCTGAACCTCACGGAGGCGTGCGGTCCGATTGACTGGATGACGCAACGGGTCCGTATCGACTACTCCATGAACGGCGCGCCCTCGTGGGGGCTGGGAGTGTTCCTCCTGTCCGCCCCGACGCGCTCCTACAGTGAGGCTGGTTCCACCTGGAGCGTGGACCTGTCCTCACCCCTGGCGCTGCCTGATGCCGACTGCGTCGACCGCACCTACACCGTCAAGGCCGGAGCCAACCTGGTTGACGTGGCGGCTGGCCTCCTATGGGAGGCAGGTCTGGAGCGCCTGTCCATTACGCCGTCCACGGCCACCTCCTCCTCAGACATCGTGTATGATCCGGGGAAGTCCCGCCTCACCATAGCCAACGAGCTGCTGGCAGCCGCTGGCTACTGGTCGGCACACCCGGACGGGGAGGGCCTGGTCCACCTGGATCCCTACGTTCGCCCGGCGGCGCGCGGCGTGGCCTACGACTTCCGTGAGGGCGCGCGGGCCATCCACCTCCCCGAGTGGGAGAGGGAACTGGACGCGGCCAGCGTCCCCAACAAAGTCGTGTTCGTCTCGGAAGGCAGCCAGGACAAGGCCGCCCTGGTGGGCGTGGCGACCAATGAGGATCCCGCGTCCCCCTACTCCTACCCGTCCCGGGGGCGGTGGATCGTGGAGACGCAAACGGGCGTGGAGGCCGCCAACCAGGAGTCCATCAACTCGCAGGCGCGCCGCCGCCTAATCGACGTGTCCACCCCGTCCGCTTCAATCACGCTGCAACACATGCCGGTCCCGCTCCAACCCAACCAGGTGGCGAGCTTCTCCAGCCAGGGGCACGCGGCTAACGGCGTCGTCAAGGAGATTGAATACAGTCTGGATCCCACGGCGCTAGTGAAAACAAAGCTGATGGAGGTGACGGACCTGTGACCACCCTAGAGTACATGATGAACGTGGTGGCGGGGCTGCGATCCCGCCTGGACCTTATGCCCGTGTTCCGGTGGGCCGTGGTGGTTGGCACCGACCCGCTGCGGGTGCAGCTGGACGGGGACGCCACGCCCCTGTCCGCCGACCCGATTAACTTCGCTGGCGACCTGAAGACGGGCCGCCGCGTCTGGACGGTGAGCGTGAACCGGAGGCTGTACCTGCTGGGTACGGTGCGGGAGACGCAGACCGGCGACGGCGGCTCGTCCGCCCCGGTTGGCTCCGTCATGGCCTATGCAGGAGCAACGGCTCCAGCTGGTTGGCTCTTGTGCGACGGGTCCACCTACAAGAAGTCACAGTATCCTGCCCTGGCCGCTGTGCTGGGGGCCACCGGGAACGGTGCGGACTTCATGGTTCCTGACCTGCGAGGTCGGTTCCTCATGGGCACGTCGGCCACCCATCCGCGAGCGCAGACGGGCGGCGAGGAGACTCACACCCTGACCACCGCTGAGATGCCCTATCACTCCCATAAGGTGATCGGTCAGGGTTATTCCGGTACGTGGTCCAACGGTGTGGGTATCTGGCAGTCGGACGCAGGCTCGGGTGGTAAGTGGACTATCCCAGCAGCCGCCGCGTCGGGTCAGCTCGGCTACCTGGAGGCGGCGGCTACGGGCGGCGACCAGCCGCACAACAACCTCCCTCCGTTCTACGCGGTGGGTTACATTATCAAGGCCTGAGGAGGCACAAATGGCTGCAACAAGCCGAGCACTCATCGTGGTGACTAAGGACGCCGCGCTCAAGGAACGCGCCGTCGCCCTGGCAGCAACGCTGGGGATGACGGAAAACGAGGTGAACGCCGCGTGGCGTAATATCGTCGTCTCCAACGCGGACAACACGGGCAAGCAATCGATCGCTGACGTGTACGAGGACGCGTTCGAGAAGCGGTACCTGGCACTCGCCAAGGTCCCGCCTGAGGTGGGAGAAGACCTGTCTGCCGTGACGGACGAGCATCTTCTGTTCGCCCTGCGTCAGGCACTCAAGGATAAGAAGGAGAACTGAACATGCCGGATATCGATGCCGTCGCATATGATATGGAATGGTGGTGTACCGTGGGCAACCTCGGTTACGACCAGTACAACCGATGGGACCTGAGGGTCGGCGGAGAGACCGACTGCTCCGCATTCATCATCTCCGTGCTGAAGGCACGAGGCTTCGACGTGGGCGGCGCCACGTACACGGGCAACATGGCCCGTGAGCTCACCCAGCGCGGCTGGGTCATGCTGGATCCGGACGTGGAGCTGGAGCGGGGAGATATCCTCCTCAACCACGCCAACCACGTCGCCATGTACATTGGTAGGGGCCTGCTGGCGCAGGCGTCTATCGACGAGCGCGGCGAGATCGCCGGGGGTGCCTCCGGTGACCAGGCTGACGAGACCAACATCCGAGCCTATTATGACTACCCGTGGGACTGCGTCCTGCGGTACACGGGTGGCTACACGCTCGGCACCGACTGGGAAGGCTCCGGCTCCCGCTGGAACCCCAACGGTTACGATGAAAACTACGTGCGCGGCATCCAGCAGAAGCTGGTCGAGGCCGGGTACGATGTTGGTCCTGACGGCGCGGACGGTGTCCTGGGTGAGAACACGTTCAACGCCATCAAGCAGTACCAGGAGGACCACGGCGGCCTCCAGGCGGATGGTATCCCGGGTCCGCAGACCCGCGCCGCCCTGCACGGGGAGAGCGTCATTCCGCAGGCTGCACACAAGCCCGGCGTCGACGGCTACTGGGGTGAGCAGACCACGCGCATGCTCCAGGCTTACCTGGGTACACCTGCGGACGGCGTCATCTCCAGCCAGGGCGTCATCATGCGTGATGATCTCCCCGGCTGCACGTCTGGCTGGGAGTTCGTCCCGGACATGGACGCGGAAGGCTCCCTCGCCATCCACGCTCTGCAGGACCGCCTTGGTGTCGAGTCCGACGGTCTGGTTGGACCGAACACCGTGAACGCTCTCTCGGCTCTCTACGGCCTGGAGGGGGACGGTAGGCTCGACGCCCCGTCCATGACCATTTCCGCGATGCAGCAGCATCTTATCGAGAAGGGATCCCTGTGATGGGAAAGCATGTTCTGACGACCGACCGCACGCGTTGGGCGGCCCTCACGCCGCCGCGCCGCAAGGCACTGTATGGCATCGTTGCAGCGATCCTGGCGCTGGGCATGGCCTATGGCTATGTCACGCCGGAACAGTCGACGCACTGGCTCGACGTGGCAGATAAGGCCCTGGGCCTTATCGCCCTCGTGATCGCTGCCTCCCACACCGGAGGCGTGTACGAGTCGCCCGTTTACGGCGAGCGAGACTCGGAGGAGTCGGGTAAGTGAACCCCGGCGAGGTCGTGGCGGTCATCAGTGCTTCCGGAGTTGCCTTCGGAGGTCTGGTGACCGCCGTGTCCGTCCTCGCTGGAATCAGGTGGGGACGAGAGAAGGCTAAGGCGGAGGCGCTCCTGGTCCGGGAGCAGGTCGGCAAGGCACGCGCAGAGCGTGAGCAGGCCGAAACATCGGCCGCGCTGGAAGCCATTGCGGGGAAGATCGACCAGCGTCTGGACGCGCTGGAGGCCTCGCTGTCCGAAGTCCACCATGAGGTGACACCCAACCATGGCGGAAGCATCAAGGATGCTGTCCGCCGCATCGAGGAGAACCAGGAAGGGTTCAAGAACACTCTGGACGCACACGGCCAGGTGCTCGCCTCCCACGGTCAGGTGCTCACCCAGATCACCGAACGCCAGGACCGTGACATGCGTGACCTGGGGTCCCGGATTGAGAACATACAGGAGACGGCGTGGGCGGAGCACGAGGCGCTCCGGGATACGCTCTCGACAATCGGAGGAGCGTCATCATGACTGCTTTCATTGAGGGGTCCGTGCAGACTCCCACCGGGCGTATCGTCCCCATGACGGTCCATGCGAAGCCCATCCCGGAACCTGACAGGCTGGCTGAGCGGGAGATGGACCTGGTGGAGGGTCAGCATGTGACCATTGCGGAACTGCTGGGATGAGCTCCGGGCGCGCCCGCCCCCGGCGGGGCCGCCCGACCCCCTCCCGGAAGGCTGGGACACACTGTAGGCGTGCATAGCAAGGCCCCCCCCCCCCCACGGCGGGGGGGGGGGCCCGCGGCTGGCGCGCGGTGCTGTCTT